GTTGATATACCACTCCCCGGCTTTTTGGTTCACCTGGTAGCCAGAAGGTAGGTATTCATTAATCCGGCTTTTGGTCGTACTGGTACGCCAACCGCCAGAATTAAGAGTAATGGCCCCGGAAGAGTGAAAAATGAGTATATCCGTAGCGTGTAGCTGTATCGCTATACTCTTTTCGTCGCGGCGTATTGCGCGCGTGTTGTTTTTTCTTCCTGGTGCCGGCCTGGAATCCTTAGTAGCAAGATACGCGTCAAGCGTCTTGTACGTCATGGGATTGTTTCGCGGGTCGTGTGTACTAAACCCGCTATTGCTATTTGCCATAATCCTATGGTGTGAAAGAAACAAAAGTAGTGCAAGTGCACCGGGAGACGCGGAACATGGTCCGCGCTACCCGCTACCCTCTTTAGTCGTTGTAGCCCTCTTCTACTATCCCTTGCGCGTCCAAGGTGGCAATTTTCGCTTCGTGTACTAACGAAACTGTTAACAGGTCCATGCCTTCCGCCTCTTCTATCTCTTCAAATTTTGCAATAAGGGCAAGGCAAGACGCGAGAAGTTCCGGCGCGGCGGCTATCAATAAGCCATTAGCTTTTTGTGGTACCCCATTAATAGGCAAGTGATCTATCATTTTGGCCAGTAGTAAGCTTGTTTTTTCGTGTCTGATATTTATGCCATTTTCAAGCTTCCATGGTCCTGGAGTGTGATTTTTCATAATTATGAACGGTAAAGAATAGGAACGTGGTTTTTAATAAACTTTTTAAGCTTGCTTTGCTTCCGGTTTAAGTGCTCTTGTACCGCGTCGGTCATCAAGTCCAGTAAATAGTCATCATCAACGCAAGTACTTGTATATCGTGTATCTACGTCCAGGACGTGGCTATTTCCTACGCCGTAAATATCATTAATCAATTTAACATTGAGTAAATAATGTAAATGATCTTTTACTGACGCCTCCGGCGTTTCGTCCGGGCCGGCGTCTTGCATCTCCTGGATTGACTCATAACGAAACATTCCTTCGCCGTTGATAATTTCCATAGTAGCAAGCGCAAGCGCCGTATCGCTTCCGTCGATGGTTATAACTTCGCTCCCGGCTTCAAATATAGCGTGTTTTATAGCTTCCGGGTCATCCGTTATCATGCTTATATTTTCGGCCCACGTATCCAGGACGTATTGCAAAGCAGAGTCTTGCGCGTCGTAATATGCATTTTCTTCCGCGCTATCATTGGCCCAACGTAGGGCCGTTTCAAGTTCCTGGACCAGTTCCGGGTCTTCTATGTCATCATATTGAATACCTAGTATTCCTTTTGCTGGATAGTGATATTCTACGTCGGACCAGTCCGGGCTATACCCGGAATCAAACATATCCAGCTCATACCGCGGCGTAAATCCTTCAATACGCGCGTGCTCTATGTATTCTTTTAATGGTATTGATAGTTTCATTATAGAATAGTGTGTAAAAAATAAATTATTCTTCGTCGTCGTCTTCTTCTTCGTCGTCGTCTTCTTCTTCGTCGTCGTCTTCTTCTTCGTCGTCGTCTTCTTCTTCGTCTTCTAAGCTTTCGGCTATTAAGCTTTCGGCTATTTCTTGCCAGTTGACGTTGGACATAAAGGCCCGCGCGTAGCTGATAGCGATATGATCGCTTGGAATTTCGCCGTACCCGGTGATTATCTCTTCTGCTTGCTCTTCCAGGTGTTGCGATAATTTGTAGGCGTCTCTTTCGCCTTCTATTTCGTATCCGTCAAATATTTCCAGGTTGATACGCCAGGTGGCGTAGTTGGTCCAGCCGTTGTAAGTTGTATCGCTCATTAGTAGATTGATGGAATAAAGATAAAATGAAGTTTTGCCATAATAAACCCTACCAGGTACGCGCCGCCTATTGTGAACGTGTACGCAATAGCTAGGAAGGAAAAAAAACAAATCCGTTGTTCGTGCCGTTGTTGTGGTGTGAGTCGTGCGCGCATAATTATACAATGTGGAAACGCCACTTTGTCCCGGTGGCCATTGATAAATAATCAGCTAGAACACTTCGCGCCTCTTTTATAGAGTCGTAAGTGTCCATTATTTCCGGCTCTAGGCCGTCGTATATTCCCACTATTTTGAACATGTGCGTATGTTTGGAAATGAATAAAAAGGAATATCTCTATCATATATCAGTTATATATATAACACAATAGCATATTTACAGATTGCCCCATAATGGCCTATAATAGCCGTATTATGAACGTAATTACAGATAATACACCTTCAGTACCCACCATTTCGCCTACTACGCCGGGTCTTAACGAAAAAGCCTCTCCTATTACAGTTCCGCTTCCGGAAGGAATGGAATATACCCAGGAGGAGCTTGTGTTCTGTTCTGAGTTCGTTCGTACGGGTAGCGCGCCGGAAGCGTTAACAAATACTGGATATAAGGCTAAGAATAAAAATACACTAGCGGCGGCCGCTTCCAGAATGAAGGCAAAGCCTAAAATTGTCGCGCTTGTTAAAAGAATACGTGAAGGTGTAAGGATTGATGAGACGGAATGGCATAGATCAATAGAGGATAAAATAAGACAAACTCCGGATGACGAGTTCAAACACGATCACTGGATTAAGTTGATGACCTTAATCGGTAAAGCTAAAGGCTACATCAAAGACGGTAAGAACAATGTCCAGGTGGGTACAATGAATTTGATTCAAATTAAATCCGGAACCAAAGGGGACGCAAAACAAAAGATGGACGCGGCAAAAGAGGTGATAGACATTAAAGCAACTACTTAATCAATGGCGCCGTGAATGCATCGTTAAACGTGTTTTGCGCGTCATCATCGGTTATATGTAGATAGCGTTGTGTTGTGGTAATTGATTCATGACCCATTATTTTGCGTACCGCTTCCACGTCTCCTGTACGCCGTACAGCCATTGTTGCGAACGTGTGGCGTAGTGTATGCGGCGTTATATCTTTATTAAATCCACAACGTTTAGCGTACTTCTTTACTATCTGATACAGCCGGCTATCTTTAATCGGAAATAGCTTTTTGTCGTCGTCTAGTGGGTCCCAGCGCCTATTCTTCATATACCGTTTTATAGCCGCTATTGCTTCCGGCGTAAGGAACACAAAGCGTTCTTTCCCGCCTTTCCCCTCGGTTATCTTTATGCGCTTACTATCCCACTGTATAGCGTCTCTACTGATGGATAGTACTTCACTACGCCGCAATCCTGTAGTAAGCATTAATAGAATGATGGCGTGGTCTCTTGTGTTGCATTCCGTTTCAAGTAATAAATGTTCGACTTCTTCTTCCGTGAGTATGTCCGTTGCTGGCTTCTTATTGCGTACTGACTCTATTTCCCTATGCGATATAATCTTATTACAGTCTACACCGGGGCCGTGTACAGCCGCCTTTATAGCGCATCGAAACAATGTAAGTACAAGGTTTGTGCTAGATGGTTCATATTCCCGGCGTAATAGACGATCATATATTACGCTTAGATCATCGCGTGCCAGTTCGTCTACAGGCATCGTGTGGCCTTCCGGGTATACCTCGTGGAATATACGTTGACTATTCCGGTACGCCTTAAGTGTGCGGGGCTTACAACCTCTATTCTTAGAAGCTGATATATAGTCATTGATAGCCGTGTGTACGGTGTAGCGTGTGTGGTCCATAGTGTGGGGTGTGGTAAGTAGTAGAGAGTAATACATACTATGCCGTTGCATAGCACTGAACACCTGTACCCCGTGCCCATAGGCTAAAGAGCGCGTGCGCGCGTGGTGTGTGAGGTGTTGATGATAGTATATAGTTATCAGCACACGTATGCAAGCGTATATAGCAATGTACACCTATTTGACGTCAATCCCGGTCCAGGGGGTGGGGTATGCACACTTTTTCATATTGGCGGGCATTGTGTCTAAGCATGCTTTCCTTAGCCGTACGAAGCCGAAAACGCGAATCCAGTTCCTTTGACGCGCCGAGCAGAAGCAACTCTTGTATGTGTGTGCGCGCGTGCGCGTTTCTTTTAAGTGGGTACTGATAATATTTTTTATGGTAAATAGTATGTATTATTATGACATATAAAAGTTACACTGTACCACTAATCTGACCGGGAGTGAGGGGTAAGCAGTATTTACGGGTGAATCGCGAAAGTAATTTATTTGACTTTTTCTTTTTTTTTGTTCTACCTATGACAATGGAGTTCAATTTATTTTTATTATATATAATAAAAAAAAGTCAAGTAAACGATGTAAACAATTCTTTCCCTTCCCTTTACCCCCCTTTGACAATGACAGTGTGTAAACTTTATATGTTATAATATATCCTCTATTTAGTCCTTATGGTGAAAAGCCCCATACAACGGCATATATTCACCTATACAACGGATTTACTCTATTTCAAAAGCGCCTTAAGGCCAATAGCAATGGCCACCACACCTCCAACAAGACTCAAAACCCACATGATCGCCCTTTTTCCGAATGTAATGTTGTCGAACCACCTCACCACCGGCTCCACTTTCACACTCAATCTTTCTATCGCGTCCATGACTTCTCTGTGTTCTGTGTCTCGCCCCTTCTTTTCTGCATCTAGTTTCTGGTTTATAGCACCAAAAGACTTCTCGTCGTCTTTATTGTGTTTGAGCATAGCCTTCTTAATATCAGCTATATCTCCTGCGTTCTTTTCAATAGTTGATGAGTTCATATTACCTACCATACTACAGTATTACTGTTGTATAGCATGCGTACTACGGTTCGCTTTCGTTTTTTTGGATAGCCTCTATTCTCTTTATCCACGGTGTAAAATCTGTCACATGAAAAGCTCTCGCCTCCACATAGAGACTATTCAACACATCGCCTATGGTTTCTTGTTGGGGGTCACTCATGGGTCAGTGGGTAAAATGTACGAATATTTAGGGAGCGAAGCGAGCCTGTAGACATGGAGGCAATACTCTGGCCAATACATGTTAGATAGAGTACATACCTGTTGCATAGCGCGTGGTGATTCAAGTGGCGCTGACAAGACCATCACCCAAATGACGGCAGATATGGCTATTTTTTTGGGCGGAAAATTTTCTCACGGAGGAATTCGTATCGTTTTTGAAGCCCCTCATACTCGCTAATAATGTCCTTCTCACGCTGCACAAACTCCTCAAATCGCCCTTCCCGCAGTTTCTTTGGGGTTTTATGCAGCCCATTTACGCGCAATTGTAGAGCCCCTTTCTCTTTGATAAGCTCCTCCATATCCTTCCCCAGCTTCACATATTCCTCCAATTCCTCCTCTGAGAGGTCTGGGCGGTCATTTAAAAGACGCATCATGCCGACTGTTTCTGGTTCTTTAACTGCTTCCATTGTCCTGTAGGTCAGCGAGGCGGGCTTTTTCGCACTCTAAATACCAGATAGCCTTGGATAAATCTTCTATTGTTTTCCCATTATGTCCCGCTCGCCAAATGTACTTAATAGCGTTCCCTAAGCAGAAATTGAAGTGCTTCGTGATAGTGATGCACTCAACCCCAGAAGGATGGCCCCTGTAGTGCTGTGGGTTGATTTTATCTGCGCTCATTTTACAAGAGGGTTAGTCCAGTCAAAAGTGGCCCAAGCGTCATAATTGCGACCAAGGGCATCATAGGAGAGAAGGGCGTACCCTTTTCTCCCCCATGAAGTACCCCAAGAATTGCGGATTATGAATACACGCTTGGTGTCGTCGTAACCCACAATACAGATCGCATGACCTCCTACCACTTCACCCTCACTAGAATGGAGGACGGGAAACCCGCCGACGCTCTTTGCGTTACGCAAATTGAGCCAGCCAGACAGCCAGGATAGACCAAGTAAGCATGGACCATTCACAACAAGACTCTCTTTAATCTGCGCAAGTGAGTTCAAGCGAACATACCCCTGCGCCCGATGTTTGCGAGCATTGCCAACCGCACGACGGTACTTACGCAGAGTAAAAGGTTTCTCCTGCGAATCGGATGTTATACGGTCATTGT